CGTCCTTGCCGCCCCAGGAAAGCACGTGGAACTCGCCGCAATCTGGACATGGCACCGCATATTTCACGCGTAGGTCCGCAGCCTGCGCGCGCTCGTCGATCAACGAGAAGCCGGCCAGGCCAGGCGTCGACCCGACCACGAGCTTCGGGAAAGTCGCACCCTCGACGCGCTTGGCTGCCAGCGTGACCGGGTCGCCTTCCTTCTCGACGTCGCGGTCGAACGCGTCCAGCTCGTCCAGCAGGGCGACGTCGACCGAGATCCGGCGGTAGGCGCGCGCAGCGGTACCGCCGCGGGTGTGCAGCAGGCAGCCGAGGAACTTCTTCTGGGCGAGCGTGTTGTCCTTGTGCCGGGAGATGTGCGCCGGCATTGCCTTGCGCATCACCTTCACGTCGCGCAGCATGGTGTCGAGTTCGGTCTTCACGAACTCGTCGCTGTCGCCATCCGTCGGCTGCCACAGCGCCTGATTGCGCCGCTTGTGCTCGGCGAAGTAACCGACGGCCGCCAGCAGCATCTTCGTGTAGCCAACCCGAGCCGACTTCTTGAAGTCGATCTCGCGGATGTCGTCGTTACCTATGCATGCCAGGATCGCGCGCTGGAACGGCCACGGCACCCAGTTCTGCTCGACGTACGACGATTCCTTCGACAGGTAGAAGTGCTCGCGCGCCCACTCCTCGAGCGTCATCGGCGGCGGCACGCCGAATGTGCCCAGGCCGCGGCTCAAGGTCTTGGCCAGCTCGGGCGATTTCCAGTGCACGACCTCGTACATGTTGCTCATGCGTCGAACTCCTCGTCCTCGGCCGGGGGCGCGTCGTCGTCTTCGTCCGGCTCGCGCAGGTCGTCGAGCGACATGCCGGCGACGATGTTGCGCACGCGCGCGATCTCGCCGGCGATGGTCTTGATTTCGTCGGCGGATAGCGACGGCACCCGGCGCTTCACGGCGCCGGGGATCGCCTCGAGCACGCCGGCGATCTTGCCGCCGGCTTTCGACAGCACTTCCTCGATCAAGACGACGGGCGCCAGTTCGCCGCGGGTGACCGCGTTCTGCATTTCGATGCGCTCGCGCTGGGCCTTGGCCAGGCCGGCCCGCTCGGTGGCCAGGTCGAGGTCGCCGTTGCTCGCGCGGCCGGCAGCCTGCTCGCGCAGGTGCGAGCAGTACGCCTGCAGCAGCTCGTGGCCGGTCATGCTCTTTTCGAGAATGTCGCGTCCGACCAGGTTGCCGATCGCCTGCTGGCTGACACCGACGAGCGAGCCGAATGCCGCCTGCGTCATGGGCTTGGTGAGATCAAGGTCGGACAATACAACCCCCTTAGGATGGGTCTGTGACTAGAGAAAACTCGGGGTTCGAATTACCCTTGCAGGCCCCCCTCCCGGGAGTACCTTGAAATTTCTTGGAAGAAAATAGTTCTTGCGCTCAACGCTGCGCTGCCCGTGCCTCAGCCAGCGCGCGGGCGAACTCAGCAGGAAAATTCTGTTCGACAGTCGACTCGGCCACGTACTCGAAGTCGTATGTGGCCTGGTAGACCGCGCTGCGCGCGAAGAGCATCACGAGCCTGAGGCCTGTGCCGCGTGCGAAGTGCACGCGCTGGTAGATCCCCAGCGGCCTGCGACCACCAGGGCGCCCGCAGAAGTACGAGACGCCCTGCCGCGTTCTCGAACCGCGCTCCAGGGCCGCCCGCCTTTTGTCGCTCATGTTCGCCTTGTAGCCGGCTTCCGGGAATGCCCTGAAGTACGCCAGGATCTGGACAATCTGGCCGCGGCTCATGTTGCCGTAGGCGTCCAGCTGGGCGCCCTCACCAGGTACGACACGGTAGCCAGGTGGCAGAGCACCAATCGACCGCAACGCACGCTCGAACCGCTTCTCACCGCGCTCGCCACCTTTGATCTGTGCATCCAGGTACTTCGAGGCAGGCGTGCTGCTCTTGCTTGCGAAATCCTTCAGCTTGACCTCGGCCGTCAGGTTGGTGGCCGTCGCCGGTCGAACAAACAAGGCTGACGTCGTGAACGGTGTCGGCTGATTGAAGATGTCCTGTATTTCCTTCACCTCAGCCGTCGCGGCCAGCTTGGCGGATCGCGTCAAGGCCACCCCTGTAGCGAACTTGACCTGCTTCTCTTCGACCAGCATCCCTGAGGTGATAGCCCTGATCGCATCGCGTACATCAACGGCCACGGGGTTCTCCTGAGTACAGACGTCTACACACCCACAACTTCTGGATGAGTTCCGTCCAACAATTGCTTGGGTTATCGCCAGGGCTCATCTAAGATGAATTCCTGTCCTGCGAATAAAAAACCCGGGATGACCCGGGCGAAACGAACACGAAGCGTTGTATCCCCCGCTTTCCAGCGGATCGAGATAGGACCACCACCTTTCGTCGTTGGGGATTCTGTGAGCCGTAAACGCAAAAAAGCCCGCATCGGCGGGCTGTAGTGACACTGGGTGCATCATGGCGAAAATATAGCTGAGCTGCGGCACTTTCGTCAATGCATTATTTGCCTCTGCTCAATACATCGTATGAGGTGTTGTCAGGACGCCCCGGCGTGCTTTCATGGATTAGGCGCCGGCGCTCGAAAGGCGCGGCCCGCGCTGTGAACCGATACGGCACCTCTTCCAGTATCAACCCACTTTCAGCAAAGTACGGTTCGAGGCGCGCGATTGCCTGGTCTTCCAGGCCGCGCACCAGATTCGCCATCTTGTAAGAGGCTCGAGTGTATTTCTTATCGCACCCCCCGAACTGTGCCGCCAACGCACGTGAGCTGATGTCGATCCGCTTATGGTTGGCGAACATGCGGCCGAGCATAACGTCCAGGGCCAGCGGCTTGATGCGCGAGAACTTCGGCGCCATCCACTTCGATAGACCCTGAATCGCGGCGATCCGTTCAGCCGAGAAGGCAAACCGACGCTCGCCGGCCTCCCCCTCGAAATCGGTCACACCGTACTTAGCCTGCAGCACCCACATCTCTTCTGCGGGTAGCCGCGTCTTGATCGCCTTGGCGATGACCGCGCACTGCGCCCGGACGTCCAGCGCGCTCAGGCCGTCGAAGTCCACCGTACCCACGCGATCGCCGCGCAGCTGGTCGAGCCAGTGCCGCTGCTGCTCGGACGGCAAGTCTACCTGCTCCATCACCCGCAGCAACGCCGACCTGAATGGCGTGCCTGGCGACGCCTCGTGGCTCATCACCACGAAGGCAACCTGCACCGCCTGCGCGGCGCTTTGAAAAATTCCCTGCTGTGCTTGTTCCATGTTCGCTACTCCCATTTTCCTGCCCCTTTAGTCTCGGGATGGCCATCACCGTCCACGTATCGATCACTTGTCTTCGCCGTCCACTACCCTGTTCGGATTCCCCTTCTCATCCTTCAGCACCCGCCAGCCCCGCTTCGGCTTCGTCCCGAGCTCGCGCCCGTTCTCGCTGCAGTAGAAAACCGGCTTGCCGTTCATGCCAGCCCGTATCTGCCGATCGATGTGCTCCTTGCCGAACGCTTCCCGCATCCCATCGATGAAGGCTGCGACTGTCGGCATTTGCTCTCGCATGCTCCCTTTGCTCACCCTCTCCCCCTTCTCAGTTTGTCTAACCTGTAAAAGGTTGGCGAGAAGGTTGGACGGCTGGAACCCGCATGGATGCTGGTTCTACCTAACCTCCTAACCTTCCTAACCTGTTTTGAAGTTCCATCAGAAAACAAAAGTCCGTTCACGTACCCGTCGCGCACGCATACGCGGGTGTGCGTGTGTGCGCATGTAGGTTGGGAAGGTTGGGAGGTTGGGAAAGCCACTATCCATGCGGGTTCCAGCCGTCCAACCTCTAAAATCCCAGGTTGGACGCTTGGCCGACCTTGGACGAAGACAGCCGACGTTTCCGACGACGAACGCACCTTTTCCGCCTGCGCACATGGCGCCCACGATCCCTGGTGCTTCGCCAGCAGAGCGCCGACCGCATGTTTAGAACGGCAGATCATTGTCCGCTTCCCCTGGTGCTGCCTCGACGGCCTGCGCCTTCTCAGGACGCTCGTAGAAGTACTCGCGCGCGCCTTCCGTGGCACGGTCCTTCTTCCACCCCAGCTTG